AACAATTTGTAGTTAGTTTATAATGGTTTTATGAATGTAATTATGTAGATAATAATGCAATTACACTTATCGTTATACTAGATAACTAACAGATAGAAATTAATGTTATATGCTATCTTATCGTTATAGATATTAGATTGAAAATTAAACCTATTCTATATAATATTTAGATACTATAAGAATTAATCATAAGATAAGAATTAAGATAATTAATCAGATAAGTAAATAATTAGTTAAAAGTATAATATTGGATTAAAACTTAATACTATATACATATCAATTAGTTAAGGTTGTAGCTTAACTACCTTAAATCCTGATTAAGTCAAATTTCTACATTATATTGCATATAAGCTATTCTAAGAACATTTAACCTTAACTAATACAACGATAAAGGGTATTAAGAGATATTGCCTTAAAATCGCTCTAAATAGCCTTTAAATTGAAAATAGACTTATCATATCAAAAAATGTTATATTCAAAAATCCTATAATTTCAAATAACCTTTACTCAGTAAAGATTGTAAAGCTATAACCTTTACTCAGTAAAAATAAGATATAATAAATAATAATCTTATCTATATGAAATAAAATTATATCTATAGACTTAATCTAATATTCTTATATTTGATATATTATATAAACAAATGAATAATAAGATTAATATCACTATGTTAATGATTGCCGTGCTAATAATTCTATCTATCTAATTATATAATAGTATAAACATAAAAAAGCCTTAATAAAAATTTGATATGGCAAAACTAGTGCTTAGTTCCCCACCTTCGGTGTAACGGAATACCCAAAAGCAGTCCTACCATATTCCACCGAATTTACTATATAAGCACGTGAAAATTGCAGAATTATAACGGAATTCCTACAATAAGTAGTATATAAAGGTTTCCATACTCTAACAGGAGTACATTATATATTGTAGCGTGATAGCTCCCACCATATAATATTCTTGAGAGAGAGGGAAAATTATTTAAATTTTTCTAATCTACTTAAAAATTATATGATAATGTAAAATTCGGAGAGGCAAGCTATGCCGGGTAGTAGGAAGGGAATTCATATTATTTTAAAATATATATATGACTAAAACTAATTTGATTATTAAATATAATTTGCAAGACGAAGTAGATGCACTTCTTGATAATGGTTACTCAACATATTCTATCAAAGATGTTATTAGAAACAACTACTCTGATAAACCAGAGTTATCTAAAATTTCTCATATGGCTATACAAAGATATAAAGAAACTAGAAGTAAAAATAAACTTATAGAACTTGATGAGTCTGGAGAAGATTTGGTAGAATTCTTGAAGGAAGAATACAAAAATACTACAGATCAAATAAAAAAAGAATTGAAAAAGTGGTCAAATAGAATAGATGATCTATACAAAAAAGCTGAACAAGACGGTAGTTATTCAGATTTAGCTAAAGTTATTCAACAAGCTAATAAAACTCTTATGGATCAGTTAAAACTATCTGAATCAAAGATGTTTCATTTAGGAAAACAAGTTAGAAATATCGGAGATATTAACCAGAAGAAGGTTCAAAATTTAAATATAATTATGGTTGATATAGCAAACGATTTATGTCCTGATTGCAGAATTAAAGCTTTAAATAAATTAAAAGGCTTATATGCAAACAATGTTGATACAGAATGATAAAGGAGATAAATATGGCAAAAGCTAAATATGTAGCACAGGTAAGATCTACATATGATCCTTGGATAACTGTAAAGAAATTCTTTATAGGATTAGTAACTACAATAATCCCAGTAATATTATTATACGCTATAGAATTTCTTCGAAATGAGGAATTTCCACCCGAATATATATGGATTGTTCCTCTATTAGTTGCAATTCTAGATGCAATTTACAATTACCTGAAACATTACGGTGACACTGAATCTGTAAAAGTAAGAGTTAATTAAAGAAATATCTATAACAACGTAAATTCCGGTGTGTCTCATATAGCATAGAGAATCGTACCTTGGTTCTTGATATCTCAAGAGACTCTGTAAATTCTAAAAATATACTTATTCAACTACGCTGAGAACCAAATGGTATGTAATATATGTTATTAATAATAGATGAAATATGGACTTTTTACAAAAACTACCAAAAGGATTTTTAGGTGGAATAATTGGAATAACATTCGGTGGAATTGCAGGTGCAATGTTTGCCGATATGGGTTTTGTACCAGAATTAGCTTGGTCAGAAATCTTTATATTCCTTGGTGGTATTTTCGGCTTTATTGTTGGTTGGCAATCTGAATAAGACTGTCAAACAAAATAGATGAAAATCTAATTATGTTTTTATGTTTATTTTTAATATTATTGAATCATGGATAGTAGTCTAGACGCATTAAAATATTCACTTGATTGCAGTTTATTCATTAAAGAAGTTCTAGGACTTAAATGTGAAAAATTTCACAGAGAGTGGATAGAACTATTTGAAAATAATAAATATGCATCTCTTTTAGCTCCAAGAGGGCATGGAAAATCAGTATTAGTAGGAGCTTATCTAACTTGGAAAATAGTAAAGAATCCTAATATAAGGATATTAACAGTAACTATTAACCAAGATAAAGCTAATGAAATGATGACTCTAGTGCAAAGAGCATTAGAGAGTAATGATAAATTAATTGAAATTTATGGTCAACAGAAAGGTTATTCTGATTGGTCGCGTTCAACTTTAAGGGTTCTTAGAGCTGGAAGTGGAGGTAAGGCTAATAAAGAGCCTACATTTACAGTTTATGGTGTCACAGCAGGTATGGTTGGTGGACACTACGATATAATAATCCTAGATGATATAACAGATCAAAAAAATTCTAGAACTGAACATAGAAGAAGAGAGTTAGTGAATTGGTATAACTCAACAATAACGCCTATGCTAGAGCCTAATGGACAAATCATATCCATAGGAACGAGATGGCATGAGGCGGACATTCACAGTTATCTTCAATCTCTATCTAATTATTCTTCAAGAACCTACAAAGCTATAATAAATGAAGACAATAAAAGAGTTCTATGGCCTGAACAATGGTCTTATGAAGAACTTCTTAAAAGAAAAGCTGGTATGGGAAGTATTGGCTTTGAAATGCAATATCAAAATGAAATAATATCCACAGAAGATTCCCCAGTTAAGAGGGAATGGATAGAAAACTCAGTAGAAGGATATCAAGAAGCTATAAAAGAAATAAGAAAAACTGGAGATAATTTACAATCTTATATGGGTGTAGATTTAGCATCTAAAGGTGAAGAATCTGATTATTTCACAATCACGGTAATAGGTATAAATAAAGGAAGTATTTTCGTAGTAGATGGTTTAAGAACTAAAGCATCTCTATTCAGACAATTTGAACTAATAAAATCATTTGATAATAAATGGACACCAGCAAAGATAGGGATAGAGCAAGCAGCTCAACAAAAAATGATAGTAGATCAATTAACAGAATCAACAACACTTCCAATAATTCCGATTAAATCTTCTATTGTAAATGATAGAATGTCTCGAGTACAAAGATTATCAGTTTTATTTGAAACTGGTAGAATATTTGTAAATCCAAATCTTACAGATTGGATAAACGAATTAATATATTTTCCAAGAGGATCTAACGATGACACAATAGATTCTCTTTCATTTGCCATACAGTCATCCCAACAAGAAGAAGAAAAGCAAGTAGATTGGGAATCTATAAAATGTATGGTATCTAAAAATCAAAAACCTGTGGGTAAAGAACTCGATGTAAGAAAATATAAAATAACCAAAATTTGATGGAGGAAACACATGACTGAACAGATATTTATTGGAAACAAAGATATATCTAGATATATTTCAGCTTGCTTATATTCTCTCGGTAAAGAAGAAAATGTAGTTATCATTTCAAGAGGAAGTAATGTAAAGAGAGCTGTAGATACTCTAGCAATCTTAATTAGAGATTATTTAGAGAATCCTGAATACAAAATAAAAGTTGGAAGCGAACCTTTTGAAAGTAGAAATGTATCTACATTGGAAATTACTTTATCAGGAAAGAAAAAAGAAAATTTAAAATTAAAGAAAGAGAAATGATTTTATGAGTATATGGGATAGAATTCCTATTAAACTAGGTAAAAAACGCTCAGTCTATCTCGATGAAAACGGTAAGCCTAAGAGTATAATAGCTACTGGAAAAGGAATAGAAAAAGGTCAAGTAACTGCATCTAGCGATAGAACTGAATCTTTACTTAAGAGTTATAGGGATTATTATGAAGGAGAAAACACTGTATTTGCAGCTATAAATACCACAGCTTGGAACTCTATAATGGTTGGATATAGTATTATATCAAAAGATAGTAATGCTAAAATTCTAATAGAAGAATATTTAAATAGGTTAAGTTTGGATTCAGTATTACTTGATTCTGTAATATTTGCTTTAGTATATGGGGATTCATTTATAGAGATTATAAGAAATTCTAAGAAAGATATAACAGGCTTAAAGAATGTTGATCCCATAACTATGAACATATTGTATGATAAATATGGAACAATAGAGGGATATCAACAGAAAATTGGAGGAAAACTTCAAGATTCTGTATTAAATCCAGAAGATATTATTCATGTAAAGTTTTTCTCAAAACCTAGTTCTCCTTATGGATTATCTTTGATAGAACCTTCTAAAGAAACTATAGATAGAAAAGTATCAACAGATGAATCTATATCAAATGCATTCTCTAGACATGGAACACCTAAATATAAAGTTAAAGTTGGTACACCAGAGGAAATACCTCCAGCTTCTGTTTTTACTGATATAAAAAGTGAGCTTGAAGATATAAGTGAATTAAATGAAATAATAATACCAGGCTTAGTAGATATAGAAGTATTAGACGAGAAAGGAGTTCCAGGTGTAGAAGAGATGGGGAATATATTCCAAACTCAACTTGTTATAGGAATGCTATGCCCAGAAGAAGCTCTTGGTTTAGGAAAAGGAATTTTGCATCCAGATACAGAAATTCTAGTAAAGGGGAAGGGTTATATACCAATATACGAAGTTAAAGAAAATGACATAATAATGACTTATAATAAAGATACCAACTCTTTGGAGTGGCAACGTAACATAAAAACTTGGGAATATGATTTAAATGAAGAATTATTTTCTATAGAAGCTCAAACATTTAATCTTTTATGTACACAAGATCATAGGGTTCTATACAGAGGTCAACATAAAGAAGATTTTGAAGTATGTCAAGCTCAAGAATTGCCATCACGATTTGAAATGATTGTTGGAGGTATGAATTGGAATGGAGAAAAGTCTAATTATGAAATAATTCCATCAGTACCTAGACTTTATGGAAACAAATATATAGAAGGAAAAGTTATAGGAGAATATGAGGAGAAAAAAGTTCTTATAGATACTTGGTTAAGATTCTTAGGATATTATATATCCGAAGGTTCAACAACAATTTCTAAAGATGGAGCTTATTCTATTAAAATTAAACAAACTAAAAAAGATGACTTAAATAAAATATTTGAAGATATTAAAGATTTACCATTCAAAATAAACAAGTACAAAGATTGTATAACGATAAATGATAAGCAACTTGGATCTTATTTGAGTCCTTTAGGAAAATCTTATGAAAAATATATACCAGAGCATATAAAAAGGTTGCCAAAAGAAAAATTATCCATATTATACGATTGTTTAATGTTTGGAGATGGATGTAAAAATAATTATTTTACATCCTCAAAACAACTAGCTGATGATGTTCAGGAAATAATATTAAAAATGGGATATGGCTCATCAATATATACAAGAGATAGAATAGGACATGAAGTTAAAATAAATGGAAAAGTTACGGGTAAATGTAATTTTATACAATATACAGTTACAAGAAACGAGAAGAATTTAACACCAGAAATTTGTATTAAAGACACAGATGGACATAAAGATATGCACAAACTTATTCCTTATGAAGGAAAAGCTTATTGCGTTACAGTAGAGAATGGTTTAATATTATCAAGATACAATGGTAAGTGTGTAATAACGGGTAATTCAACAGAAGCATGTAATGATAAAAAAACTGAAGTATTAACTAAAGATGGATGGAAAAATTATTGGGATTTAGTTGATGATGATGAAATTGCAACATTTAACCCAGATACATTACAAATTGAATACGCTAAATCTTTGGAGTCTGTAGATAAATATATCTATAATCATAATGGAGATATGGTACATCTACTTAATGATACTACTGATATACTAGTTACACCAAATCATAGGATGTATATTAGTTTAGATAAAAAAGGATGGTATATAGAAGAAGCTGAGAATTTATTTAATTTGGATGAATTTTATGTTAGAACTCCAGAATCAATAAATTTAATTAACAAAAAGGATTTAAGTTTAGAATATTATAAAGGTAAAGTGTTCAGTCTTAATGTACCAAATCATATATATTTAACACGTAGAAATAATAAAGTAGCTATACAAGGTAATACTGCAAAAATCAAAGAAGTAATGTACGAGAGATTTATTAAATCTATTCAAACTAAATTAGCTAGCCTAATTAGAAAAGAACTAATAAATAAAATATTAGAAAAAAATAGATTTGAACTAAATACAGTTGTTATGAAATTTAATTCAGTGACAGATGCTGATGAAGCTGTAAAATCAAAATGGCTAGGAAATCTTTTAAGAGGTTATCCAGCAGGTAAACAACCGTTTACAATAAATGAAGTAAGAGCAATGTTTGATTATCCCCCAGTTGAAGGTGGGGATGAATTAATTGTAGTTAATCAACCTAATGAGGAAAATGAAGAAAAACCAAAAGAAGAAAGAGAGGAATCTCCACTTCCCGATGATTCATCTTGATTATGATACAAAAATTCTTTCAAAGTCAACAGATGCAAGAATATATAAAGGAGCTACTCTACTCACTGAAGGAGAATTTTCTGATTCAATAACTAGAAGTCCAGTAGTCTATACACAAGAAGAAATATCTAAATCAGCTGGCAATTGGACTCAAAATTATTTGAATCTTGATCACTCATTTGATGTAAGAGATAGACTTGGGTTTGTTAAAGATACCTACTTTTCTAAAGGAGTAGTTAAAGGAGATTTATATATATTTCCAATAACACAAGCGGCTAGAGATACTATAGCTCTTATAGATGCAGGATTAGTCAATTGGTTATCTGTAGAAATAACTACAGAAGACTATTGGAATGAAGATGATAATAAAAGATATGCATCTAACATTGAATTTATAGGAGCTGCAATTTGTTTGTATCCAGCTTGTGAAGGTACAAGGATAAAATGAAGAAAAAAGAAGTAGTTTGTTCATTCTACAAGAAATGTAGAAATTATGAAAGAGAGTGTCATCACTGTAAATGGAATGCATCTTGTAATTTAGGAGATCATCTAGTATTAAAAACTGAAGATGGTAAAACTATCAGATATCTCTCGAGTTTATAATGAATCAGATAAGAGTAAATGGATGTCCTCTTTGTGATATATTTCTAACTAAAAAAGTAATCACTAAATTATATTGGCCTGAATCTATAGATGAGATTCCAGATTCAGAATTTATCATAGTAGATTGCAAAACATGTAAAGTGCCAATGGTAGTATATGGAGAACATATTACTACAATAACCAGAGAAGCTTGGGGTAGAGTCTTATATCGATCCAGAAAGTTATTTGGTGGTGGAATTACATTAAGAACTAAAGCCCGTACCATAAGAGATCATTGGCATTCACATATATATGGATATAATAAATAATAAATATGCCTGTAAAAAGTTGTCAAGAAAATGGAAAACCTGGATGGAAATGGGGAGATTCAGGAAAATGCTACACTTACACTCCAGGGGATAAAGTATCTAGTGAAAGAGCAAGAGAGAAAGCAAAAAAACAAGGTAGAGCAATTCAGGTAAATAAAGCCTCTGATATTCAATCAGTAAGGTTTAATAAAAATAATTTTAATAAAAATCAAGCAATTTCTTGGGCTAAATCACATGATTTTAAATACGATAATGTTGAAGAAACAACTAATCAATGGAGATTACGTCAATTTCCTCCAGAAAAATGTATAAAATCAGGGGGAATGATTCATTTAGAGGAAGGAGTATCTGGCTATGTTTGTCCTACATCCGAGAAAATTAACAAGCTTATTGAAGAAATAAAGGGTAGATTACCTCACATTTCAGGACATTATACACCATATGTTCCATCAGAGACTACAGTAGATTAATAAGTATGTATTATGTGTAACTCATTAAAATAAAGAGAAATTATGAGTCTTGAAATTAAAACTTGGTGATTAGTATTTCATTAATAGGTTCTTATAGAGCTAGCTGTAATAAAGCTTTATCAGATGCAGGTCCATCATCATCAGCTAGAGTTATAGCATTTACTGGTTATAAACCTTCAGGTTTAGCTTATGGAAATGCTTTAGCAGTGTGTTTATATGTATGGTCAGGTGCAAGTCACACATCGGGTGATTGGGTGCCGTTAAAACGTGAATGGTTGTAATATGTCAAATGAGACAAATCTTAATAACAGAATAAACAAACTTAAGATATTAACAAAAGAACTAGCAAAGGAGATAGAACACGAAGATAGTACTCATGTTCTAGACTTCATAAAGCTTATTCTGGATTCAGTTAAATCTCCAGCATTCATAATAGACATTAATTATAATTTATTATATGCAAATCTAGAGGCAGAAAGATTAGGAAAAAAATATGGTGTCTATACAGAGGCTGGAATTGGAAAGAAATGTTATGAAATTCAATATCCCGGACAAAATAAACCTTGTAATAATTGTCCAGCAAAGAAAGCAATAAAGAGTAAGAAAGTTGAGAACACTGAATGGGTATCTGGAAATTCAAATGCTAAATATATGGTAACTGATATACCATTACTGTATAATGGAGTAGCTGGAGTTATAGAAGTTCTTAATCCAATAAAGAGGATTAATAATGTCGAACAGTGATTTTGATAGATGGATGAAGATTGCTGAATGGAGAGGAGAGAGTGTTAGAGCTCTTGAAGATATCGAAAAGGAACTTAAAGAAATAAAAATGGATATTAAAAAGATAAGGGAACACAATAGAGATAGAGATTGGAAAACTGCATATATAGCTGGTGGAATGGCTATAATTGTATCTATAATTACATTGGTTTTAAGTTTTATGATGAATAGTGTATTATAATATGGTAAAGTTAAAAGATTTAAAATATCATCTTACAATAACTCCTATATTAACTCCTATAATTGAAGAGAGTAATAAAGAAGTAACTCCATTTAACTTAAGAGGAAATATAAAGATAATCAATAAATCAGAAAAAAGTAGAATCATTGCTGGTTATGCTAATATAGCAGTAGTTGATTTAGAGGATCAGTTTATACCGATAGAAACTCTTAAAAAAGGTATAGAATCTTTATTGAAGGATCCTCATTATTCAAACTTAATGTTGGTTCATCAGAATATTCAAATAGGAAAGATAATCTCTGAATATGGAGAACTAACAACTCATGTAGATGATAAAGGTTTATTTATAGTAGCTGAAATACGTAACGACATAAAAACTGCAGATAAAATCTGGGAATCAATTTTAGATGGAGAAATCAATGGATTTTCTATAGGTTGTGAAGTAATAAGAGATCATCAAAAATGTGATGAAAAAAAGTGTGTTACTATTTTAGATGAGATTAATATATTTGAGGTTAGTGTATGTACTAAACCAGTTAACGAAGAATCAGGTTTCGTAGTAGTATCTAAATCTCAATTAAATGATAATGTATGTAATGAATGTATAAAAAATATAGATAAAATGACAAAGACAAAAAATAAAACTGAATCGGAAGTCGTCAAAGAGGAAGAAAAAGAAGTTAAAGAAACTCCAAAGAAAGAGACTAAAGAGGAAACAAAACAAGAGGAACCAGAAGAAGACATGCCTGAAGAAGACCCAGAAGAAGAACCAGAGGAAGAAGTTGAGGAATGGAAGAAATCTTACGAAGATAGATTATCTAACATTGAAAGATCAATATCATCCTTAACTGAAATCATTCAGGGCTTAGCAAAACCTAAAGAGGAAGAAATCGAAGAACCCGAAGAAGAAGAAAAATCAGAAGAAACTCCTTCAGAAGAGCCTTCAGATTCTCAGAAATCTGAAGAAGAAAATAAAACAGAAGAATCTGAAGAAGATACTTCTAAACTTTCAGAGAAAGATTACTTTGATGAATTGAAGAATTCAGTAGATGATCTAAAGAAATCTGTAAATTCATTATTAGAAAAGGAAGAGCTTAAATTATCAATCAAAGCTAGAGATGATCAAATTAACGCCCTCAAAGAAAAACTTAAAGTTCTGGATGAACCAAAAGGTGAATCAAAAACTGTTCAGGAAGAAGAATCAAAAGATTTAAATCTTGAACATGATCATTCATTTATAGTCAGACGAGGCGAAGTGTATATTAAGGATTAACCTTATAGTTATGTCATTAATGTTAATAATAAAAGAGTGATAAAATATGGCATTCACTTCACCAACAGAAGATATTATAGTGCAAGAAGGAACATTTGCTTATGATTTAACTTGTTCAGGCTCAATATCAGCCGGTCAAGCAGTAATCGTTTGTGGAACTATGCAAGTAAAACCTGCTACTACAGCATTATCAACTGATGTTTTCGGAGTAGCTGCTTATTCACAAACAGATGGAAATCCAATAGCAGTATATGGTCCAGGTAACATTTGCAGAGTTATCATATCAGGAACATCTAAGTGTACAGCAGGAGATGACTTATATGCACAATATGAAGGAAAATGGGCAACAGGTACAGCAACAGCTGGAGTAACCTGTCATGCATTAGCTTTAGAAACACAAGCAACTGCAGACGGTACAGCTAGAGTTCTTCTAGTATAATCTTAATGTTTATAATTTAATTTAAAATAAGTATGTTTATTAATGTCTATAAAATATTTAGGTAAGTATGACTAAAGCATTAACAAAACTTTTAGAATACGGATTTGCAGGAAATTCAGAAAGAAAAAGAATTCTAAATCAAGAATCCTTCAAGAACTCTCTAGAAGGAACATCTTGTTATTTTAAAGATGACAAGAATCCAGAGAGAGTAGACGGTTACAAAGCTCTTTTGCAATCAGAAAGAAATGCAATTACAAATTCAACTTTGGTTCAAGAAGAAGTTTACAAGACTGTCATAGAAGGAGCAGAACCTTTTAGATGCTGGAGAGAGTGTCAACCTATTATAAACACTGATAGTTATTCAATAAGGTTTGTAAAAGGTGAATCTGGTACATATGCAGAAAAGGTAGCAGAAGGAGCTAAAATCACCATAGATACTCAAGAATACTCAAAAGAGGACGTTACAATTGATAAATATGGTGTTAGACCTCTTATTACAAATGAATTAATAGAGGATGCTCTATTTGATGTAGTTGATTTAGAACTTAAGAAAGCTGGAGCTAGAATGGAAAACAAATTAAATAGAGTAGTTTTAGCTGCAGTTTTAGCTGGTGTAACTACAAATACATTAAATCCAGCTGGAGCACATATTGCAGTATCCGATATAGCTCAAGCTATAGGAAAAGTTAAAACCCAGAACTATCTACCAGATACATTAGTTTTACATCCAACAGCGGAGGCATATTTAGTTCAAGATTCAAATCTTGCTTATGTATCTTGGGCTGGTGGAAACCAAACACTAAGAAACTATGGTCTCGGTGGAAAACTTATGGGATTGAATCCATACGATTGCACTGCAACTGATGCATCGTCTCCAACTTGGGATGATACAACTGCTGGTAGTGATGTAACAGCTCTAGTATTCTCTAAGAATGACTTAGGTGCTCTTTGCATGAGGAGAGACTTAACCATAGAACAGTATGACGATCCTATACATGATTTAGTAGGAATCGCTCTTACAATGAGATATGGCTACGGAGTTCTTCAAGAAACATCAGCTTGTAAAATATATCACAAGTAAAACTATTATCAATACCATACATATATTTGTATAAATGTATGTTATCTGTATCATTGGTTTTGTTGGGAATTTCCAAAAATCCCAGTATTAGAGATGAATGATATCTGATAATTTAATGTATGTTAAAATTTAAAATTACGAGGTTAAAATATGCCTGGAGCTAAAATTCCAGTATTAGAAATAGAGAACCTTACCATCACAGAAGATGGTAGAGGTATCTTATTGTATAATGACGGCACAAATGTTCATTTAGGTCAAGATTGGACTGGTATATCATCTCAAGTAACTGCTGCAAGTAAAAGATTCTTTCCGGCAGCTAGTTCATCTGGATATATAGGAGTACACATTATATCTGGAAGCACATATGGTCCTACTGGAGCAATATATTATATACCATTGTATAGTAATGTTAATACCAATCTGTCAAGTTAGGTGATGTGATGCCTGGAGCAAACATACCCTTAGTTGAAACAGAAAAATTAACAATTTCGGATGATGGAAGAGGTTTTATTTTCCATGAATCTGGAAGAATGACTAAAGATTGGACTGGTTGTAGTTACTCTGGAGGAACAGTTGGAGGTAGACATTTTCTATATGCACCCAGTTCAGCAGGTTGGTTAAAAATCCATATAATTTCTGGAAGTACATTCGGTCCCACTGGAGCATCTTACTACGTTCCCCTATTTAAGTCTAGAAGTACTTATTCATAATAGATTATAATGCTACATGGAAAAGGAAGGGGTAATTGGGATAGAAATTCTCAATCTTTTCTAACAAATAAATATGAAAATAAAAGAAGAAAAGGTTTAAGAGATAGAACTAAATTAACTTCCTCTGAAATTCTAGTGTATGAAATATCAGGAGCTCAAGGTTTGGGTTCTACAAATAATGAGTTCTTTGAGATTAAACAATTTCCTTTTCCCACTGATTCAACTATAAGAAAGAAACAAACTATTGATGTAAGAAGGACAGACAAAAAAATTGGAGATTCAGATGATATTATATAGGAGATAAAATATGTCAGATTATACTCCATTGTATGTAAAAGAAGAAGACGTAAGAGGTTTTTTCACACCACCATTAGATTATAATGATGTTACAAAGAATGAAATTCTAAGAAAAATAGAAGCTGTTGAAGATTTCGTAAATGCAGTATATTTCAATAATTCTCAAACAAGTGCAACATATGCTAGAATACCTTGTTTATTATTAATAGCATCCAAAATAATTCTAACTCCAGCATTAGCTAAAAAATATTACACTTTAAATAGAGAAGTTCTTGGAGATTACGAATACGAATTAGCTCAACCAATATCTAGAGGAACAGATATTCAGTCATCCCCATTTGTTATATCAATAACTTGGGAAAAGATGGCTATAAAAATGCTAGAAAAAAGAACTTCATTAGGTAAGTGGAAGATGTACAAAGCTAATGACTGATGACATATAATAGACCATCAAATTTATACCCTCTTAACTGGAATAGACTAAGATTTGCTTTATTCAAGAAGCATAACTATACTTGTGAAAGATGTGGGAGATATTCTAAAGGAGATTTACATTTACATCACAAGATACCAGTAAAAATGGGTGGAAGTCACGATGAGTCTAATTTAGAAGTTCTATGCTCTGATTGTCATTATCAAGAACATCTAAGAAGAAGGAGAATATATAGATGAGTTATGAAAGTTTATTAAATAACAATGTTTATTTAAGAACTAGATATTCCACTACAAATGAATTAGGTGAGCCTATATATACATATTCTTCATCTAGTACACCTACTAAATGTAGAATGGTTCCAATAACAGTTAGTAACAGAATAGAAAATCCAGGATTATTTGATGATGTTAGATATACTTGTTACTCCCTTTCTTCATCTGGTATAACAACTGATAGTCAAGTTACATATCAAGGAAATTCATATAGTGTGAAGGAAAGTGAATTTGATTCTTCATTTCATCATAAAAAGTCTTTATTAAAATTAATAACATGAAATCAATTAAGGTTAAAGGAGAGAAATTAGTTAAATCTAATATTAATAAAATACAAAATTCTATAAATAATTCAATAATAAATTCTCTAAAGTTTGGGGGAGCAGTTTTAAGAGATAAAGCAATTAGTAATCTAATAGATACTTCTAAGAATTATGGATTATCAAAGGATAGTGAATCTATAATTGATAAAGATAGGAATTGGTTAATAGTAGAGGAAAGTAGAGATACAATTAAGGTTGAATGTAATTCAGAGCATGCTGCAGTAGTTGAATTTGGTGGAGAAAATACAGGCACCACATTAATAAAAATGAAACAGGGTCCTGGTTATCCAATTGGTAAACAACAATTAGGTTCAGCTATGATAGGAACCAAATACCCTTTTAAAGGAAGACCTGTCATAAGTAAAAAGTTTTTAATCCAACAACCTAAAGCTTATTTTAGAAATGCAATAGATTCTCCTTACGTAAGGGAAAGTATTAAAAATAAAATTAAAACCAATATAAGGAGTGTACTATGAGTTTAAATTTCATAAAACAAGTTAGAGGTTATTTAATTAGCTCTTCCTATATAACTGCTATAGTACCATCAACAGATATAAGAGTAGGTTGGATAAAAAGTGCTGATAGCTTTCCTTGTATAACAATTAATCAAGTAACCGGTTCGGATGTTGGGTATTTGGGATACAACACATCAACAGCTGGTTCAAAACTTAGAAAGGAAGAAACTTCTGTTCAATTAGATATATTCTCTCAAACTAGTAGATTGCAAACAATACAAATTGCAGATTTAATAGTTCCTTTAATGATTTCAGGTGGTTGTAGAAAAGAAAGTGACATAGATGATTATATAAGTGAATTTAACACTTATAGAAAAATACAAACATATACTTGTATAAGACATTTTGATGATTAATGTATTATTTTGATGTTAGTAAAATGTATTTATTATGTTATAAAGATAGGAAAATATTATGGCAGGAACAGTAACAGGAGAAGATGCAAAAGTATTAATTACAGTTCATGGTGCTGGAGCAGCTCCATCATTTTCATATAATCATTCATATTGGGGTATAGGAGATTTTTCTTTAACAGTTGATAGAGGAACAATAGAGCAGAATTTAGTTGGAGAAGATGGTAATTATTTCGATCAAGGAGCATTATCCTTAGATGGTTCATTAACAGCAATAAAATTTGGTGCTTCTGGAATGTCTCAAATGCTAAACAATATCATTGAAGCTTCAGATTCTTATCAATATCTAGCTATATCAGGTACTGTTTGCTCTACCGATGCAACTTTGAATCATATTTCTTGGTATCTAACATCTTGTCAAGTTACAGGTTATGATATATCAATTGGAGATGCGGATACTATAACCGAAGCGAGCATTGACTTTACAGTTATAAACCCATTTAAAGTTTCCTATGCTGGTGGATGTATAAAGGATGCGTGATATAAATGGCAGTTAATCCTACAGTATATACTGGTGAAGATGCAACTCTCAATATTAAAACAGGTGGATCCTTTAGAGGTCATTCAACTTTAGCTATATCAGATTTTTCACTAACTATTTCTAGAGATGTAGCTGAACAAGAATTGGTTGGAGAAGCTGGAAATTATTTTCTAGCAGGTTCAATGTCAGCAGATGGATCTTTAGGTGCATGTAAGTTACATAGTACCGCAGTTGGTTATTTGTTATCAGATATGATTGCTGGTAATACAGTACAAATATCAGGTATGTGTGGTCCTAATAGTTTACACTTTTTCCTTCATAGTTGTCAGATAACTGGATTTGATTTTTCAATTGGTCCAGCTGATGAAATTACTGAAGGTACCATTGATTACACATTGTTATATCCTTATAGATTATCTACCAACAGTAAAGAATTAGGTGGATATACCTATCTAAGAGAGGTGTGGTAAATGGCAGGAACAGTAACAGGTAAAAATGCATCATTAAGATTTGCTATACATTCAGGTGGTGCAACAGCTGCAAATATATGGTCAACTAGTTACACTCATTCAACTTGGGGTATAGGAGATTTCTCTCTTACATTCGATAAAGGTGTAAATGAGAGTAATCTTATAGGAGAAAGAGGAAATTATTCTAAAGCTGGTTCTTTAACAATAGATGGTTCTTTAACCGCTGTTAAATTTGGAGCATCAGGAAATAGAATATTTCTAGATAATTTAGTACCTCCTTTAGGAGATGCAAATTACGACTATTTAGCAATATCAGGAGCAGTTTCTACAGATACAGATGCAACTTATCTTAGATGGTGTTTACATTCATGTCAAGTAACTGGATATGATGTAAGTCTAGGTGATGCTAATACTATAACTGAAGCTAGCATTGATTTTACTGTAATGAATCCAGATTCTATAAGTTATTCAGATCCTGTAATTAAGGGGTGATAAAATATGGCACAAAGTCCAACAATTTATACTGGTGAAGATGCAACTCTTTGTATAAGTGGATTAACACATTCTGTGTTAGCAATCTCAGATTTTTCACTAACATTGAGTAAAGGTACTGCTGAGCAAGAATTATTAGGATCTACTGGTAATTATCAAATAGCTGGTTCTTTATCTTGTGAAGGTTCTTTAACATCTTGTAAGCTTCATAATACTGCTTTAGGAAAATTAATAGCAAATCTGATGGGCAGTGATGAAGTAGAGATATCAGGATCTTGTGGATCAAATAGTTTACACTTTGATTTAGATAAGTGTATAATTACTGGATTTGATTTCAGTCTTGGTACAGCTGGAGATATAACTGAAGGAACAGTTGATTTTACTCACTTAGAACCTTACAATATATCAGTACAAAGAACTGGTTTGGGATACACCCGATTGATAGATAACTAATCTTAATGTACAAATGTTAATAATTTCACTTTAATGGAGGTTCTTAATGGCTGAAGAAAAAAATAAATCACCAAAAGATTTTGATGAGCTCAAACAGAAAATAAATAAGAAAAAAACTACTGATATACAAGAAGTAGTACTACAAATAGCAACTAGAGATAAACTAGAAAGGGACTACCAAGAAGATATTATAGAAGTTATATTCTATTCTTCTCCAGAAACTAAGAGAAAAATTCAAGCTAAACGCCCAACTCAATCTGAGATGATGACTATAATGAGATTATCTGCAGAAGCTTCTATATATGAAGGAAGAGTCGATGATAAATCTCTAAGAAAAATGGTTGACATCTACGATAAGTTGCCTGAGTTAGCTGAATCCTTATCAGTTGATAAAAATCTTGATAAAGATTTCTGGAAAGATTCAGTGTCTTTTACAACTCTACAAAATTTCATTACTGAGCTTATCAAAGAAACTCAAAGAGGAACTGGTATACCGGAAGAAGATATAGACAAATTTCGTTAAATCCGGGTTAGGCCAGCTTGAGGCTAAAGTCTGTGAATTTCTTCATAAGACTCCAACTGAAATTGGAGAAATGAGAAGGAAAAGTCCACATGATATAGATTTCATAGAAAGATATCTAATACATGATGCTGAAACAAGATATAAAGCTATGAAAGAAGCTGAAAGAAAATCTAAAGCTAGTAAACCAAGAAGAAGGTAATTCTATATGTATGTAATAAATGTTAATATATAGAGTGATAATTTGACTGCTACAGTACATGTAGAACAAATTTCAGGAACATTTCCAGGAACATACAAATGGAAAGATAATTCTGGTACAGAAAAATCTGGAACCAGATATCAAACTTCAGATCAATGGGATGGTAGCCTCACTACATATCCTATACCTATACCAACAGTAGATCAAGGTGCTAGTGGATCTTATTGGACAACTCATTGTCTAAATATAACAGTTGCACCATCAACTTATATAAAAAATCTTAGATACTATCAAACTTGGACTACATCTCCAAGAGCTGATTGGACTCTAGGAAGCTCAAATACAAGAACTCCGGGCTTATATATAGGAATATCTTCTAATAGTATAGCTGATGCTAGAATACTAACTCAAGGTTTTCATTCTGGTTCTTATGTACAAGCTACAGGAACAGAAGGAACTTGTGGCACTTTAATTTCAGCTGCAACTACAGGTTATGGATTTTATTCAGGAACTTCAGCTGGACAACCTAGAGCGTCAGGTGGTATGATTCCAATAGACAATTTTTCTGATGTATCAACTTCATTTATGGTTCAATCAGGACAAGTTGTTGGAGCATCAACTGGTAGAAGTTATTGTATAGCTACACAAGTTATAGTTGGTTCAGGGGCTACCCAAGGAGAGAAAGCTGATAAGACAGCGACGTTTGTTTATTCGGAAGTCTAATTAATGTTTTAATGTGTTTATTCTTTAAATCACCAATAAAATGGAAAGGAGGAAGGAATACAATCCGCTACAATGCAAAGACCTTTAGTATATCAATGGATTGCAAGATATGAAAATGGAACAGGTTGGTCACAATTTGATCCTAAAACATACACAGAAAATCCATTCAGTATAATAGAACAAGATAAATTAAAGAAATTTGGTTTATATCCCTTAACTAGAGAATTAGAAGAGGGTTTAAGGAAGAATAATATAGAAACTAGAGCGATTCCATTTCTTCCAAAATATGAAATTAATATAGATAAAAATAAAAGGCTTATATATTACAGGGATGTATTTATAAGTCATGAGAATTATCATCTATGTAAAAATTGTAATAAAGAATATTTCTATGGAAAAAATTCTCCAAAGTTGGAGAATACCAAATATTCATCTCCCATATGTCCAAATTGTGGATCACACGATTTATTTGTGTGTAAAAATTGTAAAAAAGAATTTAAAAGATTTGAAGATGCAAAGTTTCAGATGTGTGACTGTGGTGCACATCTTAATAGAATAAGAATAACATCTGGACAATATTCTAGAGAAAGGAGATGGATAGAATATTATTTAGGTTATCAAACAATAGTTAAAGGAGCTAATACAAAGTTCCTTCTAAAAATAGATGAAAGAGGAGATTCAATAATAATTTGAGTGAATTATATATAATATAATTCCAAAGCATATATCTTTTTATCATTTCAGTTTCGCTTGGGATTAATTATTTATATTTCTATGTTTTTTGTTTAGTATTAAATATATTAAATTATAAAAGGATATAATGGCTTTTAATGACAATAAAAATATAGGAGACATAATCAATTCTTCAGATTGGAATGATTTTGTTGACTATACCGAACTTATTAGCGGAAGCCATTACGGTCACTCTTCAAATAAAGATGTACATTTTCCATCATCCCAATTAGAAAATTGGTTTAACTCTCTATATGCTCCATCTGGAGTATCAGATTTAGAATATGCATCAGGTTTAAAACTAGGAACCCCATCTGATTTAGATTGGACTGATGGAGCTAATGCTTGGACAGATGAGACTAATATAACAGATGCTATTGATGATTTAAATGAAATGATGGGAGAACTAGCACCATCAGATGCATCTCCATTAGGTGGTTCTCTTCCAGATAATATAACACTTCATTCTGGAAAATTAGCTAGTGGAGCCAATTTAACATACAAATCTGGAGATGGTCCTACAGCTTCAGTATCCTATATAACAGATGATTCTTCTATAACATTAGGTACATTATCTTTTAATAAAGCCGACGAGGGTACTCTTAATTGTTATATTAATGGAACACAAAGTGGATCTGTAAATCTTGCTAATGCATTCAATGAAGACTATCGTAACTCATCTCAAATATATACTCCTTCGACAAACTTAAGATTAACAGTCACAAATGTAGGAAAATACAACAACTTTAGAAAATGGCAGATAGGTAGTGGACAAATATCAGTTACTACTAACACTCATCTAGTTAATGGCTATAATTGGTTATATATGTCTCATGAAGGAATATCTACTCCAGTATCATCTAATAATTATGAATGTTGGTACGATTCCGATGCTGTAACTTCAGTATCCTTAATAGGAACTCCAAAAATCTCAGAGAATACTGCTAAAATAAAATATCTTAGTGGTATTAAACATTATTATTATGGTTCAACTTTCGATGTTACTTGTTCTTCTCAACATTGTTTTAGAAGTGCATATCGTACTGATTCCAGATTATTTAGAATACAGTCTATGACTGGTCATTCAGCTGAAAATATCTCAATAGGAGATGGAAGTCTATCAGGATTTTCATCTTATCCAGTAACTGGAGAGACTGCAACTATGACTAACAAAACTATTACATTAGGTAGTTATTCAGCACGTTCAACAGATGCTCGTGCTACTTGTGTAGCTTATAATGCTTATGATGATGGTTCAGCTCAAACTGCATCAGAGGGAAGATTGGTAGATACTTATAGAAGTGGTTCTGCAGGAACATCTGAAGATACTGACGAATATTTTGATGATGAGTGGTATAGATTACCTGGTGGAACATACGACTCTGTACCAAATCCTATAACTAACACTTGGGATTCAACAGTAGTTATATCTGATGGTTCTGGACAAGTTTATAATGGAAGGTTATATTATCCTTCAATAGATTTTACTTCTGGATATCTACCATCTCAAGACGGTTCAGCTGATTTTTCTGGATATTCCAATAATGCAGTTTATTATAGAGCATTTTATGATTCAGGAACTCCTCACACTAATGGACAGTTACAATTAGGTAACTTATCAGATTCTGATGTAGATCCAGTTGGTACAGGAGATGTAAATGTAGAAATAAAACTTCCAACTCAAACAGGTTGGTTGGATTTAGGAACAGATTATGATAGTGGTTCCTTTACAGGTTCAGATGGTGATGGATGCCAGACATCTCAATCAGGTGATGATTGGAGTTGGACATCTGGAGTATATTCAACTGCAAACTCTGGATATATGATTATTGTTAGAGTTACCATCCGTAATAGCTCTAAAAATTTAACTCAAATAAGGGAGCTTGGATGGTAATATGACTTTAACTGATAGTGACAAAGTAGACAGACTCTTTAAAGGAAGTCAAGGACGTAAAATGACTTCCACAAACAAAGCTTATTACGAAGAGGGTGCTGGAGATTTAGATATACAACTCGGTGAAGAAATATGGATAGATGATATAGACTCAAATCCAGCAACTGCAATAGCTAATGGTACAGTTTGGATGCAATCCGGTTGGATGCATGAAGATGCAACTGTAGCTAGTCAGAAAGCTTGGTTTGCTAGTGGATCTAACATAGGTTATTGGACTAGATGGATACCTCCAAAGTGTGGACAAGAATATACTATAAAAATATATCAGAGTGGTTCAGGTGATGGTAATTTAGGAAATAAATTATCTGATGCAGATATGGGTACATTAGGTGCTGTATTTGATTATCAAGCTGGCATCTTTTGGATGAATACAAGTCCTACTTCATATACTCAACCATTTTATATATCAGGTTATATATACTCTGGTAATCTAGCTAAAAAGTCTGACTTAGATAAATTATATCAAGAGTCAGGAACAGCTGGTACAGATGTTGCTTGGTCAGGTGCATCCGATTTTTATGGGTTTTCTTCCAATACTGCTGTAGTTAAGAACGGTTACGCTACAGTATCCGATGGAAGTACAATCGCTCATGGTTTATCAAACACTCCAAAATATGCAAATATATCACCAAGTGGTTTTAGTGTTAATTTTGGAGCTACATGTAGTGTTGATGATACTAATATAACTGTATATCTTACTGCTCCCGGCAGTAGAAATGTATTTTGGACTGCAAGTTTGTAGTCTTATGTGTATAATTAGGTAATAATATGGCAATTCCATTTTTAGCTGTTGAAATTTCAGGTTTAGCAACTCAGGCATATAATTCAGGTGCAGTTAATAGAAAATTTATTAATGATGTATCAGGTGCTCTCTGGACTAAAATAGAAGATATAGAAGGTGGTTTGGAACTTGATACTCCAGAAAATTGGACAACATTAACAGCTGGTACTGGTATAGGAGCATTTGAAGGTTCAATAGGAGTTTCTGGTAGTACTCCAGTTACAGTAAATGTTGCTGGTTATTCAACAATATCGTCTCAAGCTAAATCGGCTTACGATTGGTTTTCAGAGTCTTCTCAAAGTATTTCAACCAAGATAGTATCTCTAGAATCATTTATGGCATCTGGAGATGAATATTCCAAAGCATACGCCTCAGCACAAATAGCTTTCTATGATAGTTCTCATGTAGATCACGATCAAACAACAAATTTTGTTGCCAATGAGCATATAGATCACTCAACTGTTAGTATTACAGCAGGTAATGGTTTAACTGGTGGTGGTACAATTGCTTCTACTAGAGATATGGCTGTTGGTGCTGGAACTGGTATAGGTGTAAATGCTAATGATATAGAAGTTCTTGGATACGCTACAATATCAGCAAATGCTAAATTAGGTGCAGATTATGTAGCATCAGGAAATGAATATAGTGCAGCATATAATTGGTACACAGAATCTTCTCAGAGCATATCAACAAAATTAGCTTCTCTAGAAAGCTTTGCAGCATCTGGTGATGAGTATAGTTCAGCATATGCATCAGCTCAATTATTAAAAGAAGGTGCATTTAGAAAGGTTGCAACTGGATACGCATCAGTAGCTGATGGGGGTACAATAGCTCACACTTTAGGATCAGTACCAAAAGCAGTACAGATAACTCCTAGTGGAGCAATAACATTTGCAGTAGCTTACACAGTTGATGCAACAAATATCACAGTAAGAATTTCTGCAGCTGGAAGTCGAGTAGTAAACTGGAGAGCGGAAGTTTAATTTTAAAAAATTAAGCTAATGCTCTTCAATATTAGCATTAGCTATCTTTATATTTCTGCTCTTAATGTAAAGTAGTAGTATGTTATATGTTTAATATTAAGATTAATTTTAATTAAATAAAAGTATAAGTTTTGAAACTTACACTATAAATAAGTGGAATTAGTAATACAAAACTATAAAGAAATGGATATGATATTATAACAGAAGAAGAAATATTAAAAGTGAAAGATTTATATAATAAATATACTCAAGATAATCTGAAATTAAAGGATAGAAGTAAGAAAGGAGATTTAACTAGAAAACTAGTATCGGATT